TTCTGGAAGTATGTCAAAACAAGGTGAAAAGTTATACAAAAAGGATATTAAAGAGTATAAAAAAGAAGTTAAACAAGATAAAATAGCAAATCAAAGTACTGCAAAACGTGCTACAATTGGTGGCTTAAAAGGTGCTGGTGTAACTATTTTAGGTGCAACTGCTTTGACTGCAGCTATAGGTGGAATTGGATTCCTTAAAATGCATAAGCAAATAAGTTCAGCAGATCCATCTTTTGAAAAAGCAGCTGCTATAGGTATTAATACTGTAAATAAATTAGATTTACTATCTAAATTATATTCTACTGCACTTGGTACTGGTATAGGTACTGGTGCTGCATTAGCTGTTAGTAAACAAAAACAATACCGTAAGAATCAAGAAGTAGAACATTCTGGTATTAAAACAAATATTTAAAAAGAATGGATTATAATAATTGGTGGTGATTAAATGGATTACTTAGAAATTAGAGAACTTTACCATCACGGTATTAAAGGTCAACGTTGGGGAATCCGTAGATTTCAAAATGAAGATGGTAGTTTAACAGCTGAAGGTAAACAACGTTATGATGTAGCTCCTTCTGGAAATATGTCTAAAGCTGGTGAAAAGTTATACAAAATGGATATAAAAATGAATAAATTAAGTAAACAGGATAAAAAACAAGGAGTGTCTAAAGGTGCATTAGTTGGTGGAGCATTGGGTGTAATAGCCGGTTTAGATATCGCTGGTGTAAATAATGATGGAAGTGCCGGTGGTTCATTAGCAGCTTTACTTCTTGCCGGACCATATTCTGCTATTGCAGGAACTCTTGGTGCCACTCTTGGCGCATCAGGGCAAGCTGTTTATAATAAATTCAAAAATAAAAAGATTTCAGAAGCTAGAGAATATGTTGAATCACTAGAAGAATCTAAATAATTAAGGATGTGATATTTAATGTCACTTTCAAATACAGCAGTGCCTAAATATTATGGCAAATTTAGAGAATCTGTAAAAAGAGGAGAAATACCAGTTAATCGTTATATTGCTATGGAGATGAATCGTATAGACCAACTTATAGCAAATCCAGGTATATATTATGATGATGAAGCTGTTGAAGGCTTTGTCGCATATTGTGAAAATGAATTAACATTGACAGACGGTTCTGATTTAAAATTATTAGATTCTTTTAAATTATGGGCTGAACAAATTTTTGGATGGTATTATTTTGTAGAAAGAAGTGTATATGTTCCTGACCCAAATGGTGGTATAGGGCATTATAAGAAACATTCTATAAAGAAAAGATTAACTAATAAGCAATATCTTATTGTAGCAAGAGGTGCTGCCAAATCAATGTATGGAAGTTGCTTACAAAGTTTCTTCTTAAATATTGATACAACAACAACCTATCAAATAACGACTGCTCCAACAATGAAACAAGCAGAAGAAGTTATGTCTCCAATAAGAACATCTATTACGAGGGCTAGAGGTCCTCTTTTTAAATTTCTTACAGAAGGTTCTTTACAAAATACTACTGGTTCTAAAATGAATCGACAAAAATTAGCTTCTACTAAAAAAGGTATAGAGAATTTCTTAACAGGTTCATTGCTTGAAATTAGACCAATGAAGATAGACAAACTTCAAGGTCTTAGATGTAAAGTTGCTACTATAGATGAATGGTTATCTGGAGATGTTAGAGAAGATGTTGTTGGTGCAATAGAACAAGGTGCATCAAAAGTTGATGATTATCTTATAGTTGCTATTTCATCAGAAGGTACTGTTCGTAATGGTAGTGGTGATACTATCAAAATGGAATTATTAGACATACTAAAAGGTGAGTATATTAATCCGCATGTTTCAATCTGGTATTATGCATTAGATTCTATCGATGAAGTAGGAATGCCTGAAATGTGGATTAAAGCAAATCCTAATATTGGTAAAACAGTTTCATATGAAACTTATCAATTAGATGTAGAAAGAGCTGAAAAAGCCCCCGCTACACGAAATGATATTCTTGCAAAAAGATTTGGTATACCAATGGAAGGTTATACATACTTCTTTACATATGAAGAAACTCTTACTCATCCGCCTAGAGATTTTTGGGGAATGCCATGTTCAATGGGTGCAGACCTTTCTCAAGGTAATGACTTTTGTGCTTTTACATTTCTATTCCCTTTACAAGGAGGAGCATTTGGTATTAAGACAAGAAGCTATATAAGTTCAGTTACATTACATAAGCTTCCTGGTGCTATGAGAATAAAGTATGAAGAATTTATGAGAGAAGGCTCTTTAGTAGTTCTTGATGGAACTATTTTAGATATGATGCAAGTATATGAAGATATAGATGAATTTATTCAAAAGAATGAATATGATGTAAGAAGCTTTGGATTCGACCCATATAATGCAAGAGAATTTGTTGAAAGATGGCAATCTGAAAACGGACCATTCGGCATTGAGAAAGTAATACAAGGTGCTAAAACTGAGTCTGTTCCTTTAGGTGAATTAAAGAACCTTGCAGAAGAAAGATTGCTAATATTTGATGAACAATTAATGCAATTTGCAATGGGTAATTGTATTACATTAGAAGATACTAATGGTAATAGAAAATTATATAAAAAACGTTATGAAGCTAAAATTGATAACGTTGCAGCTATGATGGATGCATTTGTAGCTTATAAATTAAATAAGGAGGCTTTCGAATAAAATGGGTTTACTCGATAGACTAGCGCATGCATGGAATGCATTTAAACAATTAGAGGAGCCCAATTATAGAGCTCCAACTTATGTAAATTTAGGATACTCCTCAACTCAGCGTCCTGATAGAATGTATTTTACAAGAGGAAATGAAAAATCTATAGTAACAGCAATATACAATAGAATTGCTATAGATTGTGCTGACATTGACATAAAACATATCAAAATGGATGATAATGATAGATACATTCAAACAATGAATTCTGGTTTAAACAATTGTTTAACATTAGAAGCCAATAAAGACCAAACAGCAAAAGCTTTTATTCAAGATATTGTGCAATCAATGTTCGACGAAGGATGTATTTCTGCTGTTCCAATTGATACAGATGTTAATACTACAAATTCAACATTTGAAATTGAGACAATGAGAGTTGGTAAAATTACACAATGGTATCCAGATGATGTAAGAATTGAAGTGTATAATGATAAATTAGGTTATAAGCAAGAAATTATTATGCCTAAAAAATCTGTTGCAATAATAGAGAATCCTCTATATGCAATAATGAATTCTCCAAATTCAACACTTCAAAGATTAATAAGAAAATTAAATATTTTAGACGCAATAGATGAACAATCTGGTAGTGGAAAACTAGATTTAATAATTCAATTGCCGTATATAGTTAAAACTGACACTCGTCGTCAACAGGCTGAAAAACGCCGTAAAGATATAGAAGAACAACTAAATAATTCCAAATATGGTATTGCATATACTGATGGTACTGAGAAGATAACACAGTTAAATAGACCAGTAGACAATAATTTATTGAATCAGATAACTTATTTAACGAGTATGCTATATAGCCAGTTAGGTATTACTGAGGCAATATTGAATGGTACTGCTGATGAAAAAACTATGATTAATTATCAGAACCGTACAATCAAACCAATAGTTGGAGCTATAGTTGACGAATTTAAGCGAAAATTCTTGACCAAGACAGCAAGAACTCAACATCAGACTATCGCTTACTTTTTAGACCCATTCAAACTAGTTCCAGTATCTAGTTTAGCAGAAATTGCTGATAAGTTTACTAGAAATGAAATAATGTCTTCAAATGAAGTAAGACAAATAGTAGGTCTAAAACCAGTGAATGACCCAATGGCAGATGAATTGCGTAATAAGAATTTAAATGCTGGTGATGGAGAGGAATTCGCTACAACAAAAGGTAATGAAATAAAAAATTTACCTGAAAAAGAATAATAAATGGAGGAAACAATCAAAATGGGTAAGAAAACATATGATTTTAGTGGCTGGGCTACTAGATTTAATGTTAAGTGTTCTGACGGTAGAACTATCCGTGAAAATGCATTTAAGCATTGTGATGGTATGACAGTTCCTATGGTGTGGAATCATAATCATAATGATGCAGATAATGTTCTTGGTCACGCTTTATTAGAATACCGTAAAGAAGGTATGTATACATACTGTTCTTTCAATGATACAGAACAAGGCAGAAATGCTAAAGAATTGGTTAAGCATGGTGATATTTGTTCACTATCAATTTATGCTAATCAATTAAAACAAAATGGCGGTGATGTTATTCATGGAGCTATTAGAGAAGTATCTTTAGTATTAGCTGGAGCAAATCCAGGAGCAAAAATTGAAAATGTTATGGCTCATGGTGCTTTAGATAATGAATCAGCAATAATGTTCAATGCTAGTGAAACATTTGATTATGATGTTGAAGTAGAGGAAATTAATCATGCTGATGATGACTCTGATAATTCAGATGACAAAACTGTACAAGAAGTCTTTGATTCATTCACAGAAGAACAAAAGACTGTTGTTTATGCACTAATCGGTGCAGCGTTAGAAGACGCAAAGAAAGGTTCTTCAGAAGCTCAACATTCAGAAGATTTAGAACATGCTGATGAAGACAAAACTGTACAAGAAGTCTTTGATTCATTCACAGAAGAACAAAAGACTGTTGTTTATGCACTAATCGGTGCTGCTTTAGAAGATGCAAAGAAAGGTAATCAGGAGGACAATAAAGAAATGAAACAAAATGCATTTGAAAACACTAACGGAAACATGGAAAATGTTTTATCACATTCTGACTTAGTTGCTGTTATTGATGACGCTAAGAAGAATGGTTCATTAAAAGAAGCTTTTGAAGGAGCTTGCTTACAACACGGTATTGATAATATCGATGTATTATTCCCAGAAGTTCAAGCTATTGCTAAGACACCAGCTACAATCAATGATGATACATCATGGGTTAACAAGGTAATGAGTAGAGTTCATCATACTCCATTCTCAAAGGTTAAAATGTTAGCATTTGATATTACTGGCGAAGAAGCTAGAGCTAGAGGTTATATCAAGGGTAATAAGAAAGAGGAAGAAGTTATCGCTGCTTTAAGACGTTCAACTACACCTCAAACTGTTTATAAATTACAAAAGTTAGATAGAGATGACATTATTGATATTACTGACTTTGATGTAGTTGCTTATATTAAGCAAGAAATGAGAGGCAAACTAGATGAGGAATTAGCTAGAGCATTCTTAACTGGTGATGGTCGTTCAGCTGCTTCTAAGGATAAGATTAATCCATTAAATATTAGACCTATCTTAGGTGATGATTCTACTTATGTAGTTGCTAAATACCTTGAAAGAGGTAGCATGGATGAATACAAATTTGCTAAGTATTTCATCAAGCAATGTATTAAGTCTCGTAAAGAATACAAAGGTACTGGTAATCCAACATTATTCTGTACTGAAGATTTATTAACTGATATGTTATTAATCGAAGACAAGAATGAAAGAGTTATCTATGATACAATGGATAAGTTAAAGACTGCTTTACGTGTTGCTGATATTGTAACAGTTCCATACTTTGCAAATCAAACTCGTACTGCTGATAACTATACTTATAATTTAATGGGTATTTTAGTTAACTTAACAGACTACAATGTAGGTGCTGATAAGGGTGGCGCTGTATCAATGTTTGATGACTTTGATATTAACTACAATAAGTATGAATACTTAATTGAAACTCGTTGTTCAGGTGCTATGGTAACTCCATATGGTGCTATTACTTTCGAAGAAAAGATTGCTCCAGAACAACCTGAAACTCCAGCAACTCCAGCAACTGAATAATAGTAAAGGAGAACTTTCAAAATGGCAAAATATTATGGAATTCTAGGTTATTCTTTAGGTAATAAAGAGATTAGACCAGGAGTATATGAACCTTGTATTGATGAAAGAGTTATCTATGGAGACTTTATCAGAAATGTAAAGAAAACTGATAATCCCGGACAATATAATGATAACATTAATATTAATAATCAAATAAGTTTTATTGCTGACCCTTTTGCCGTTGAAAATTTTAGTCGCATTAAATATGCAACATATATGGGTACTAAGTGGGCTGTCTCATCTGTTGAGGTAGCCTTCCCTAGATTAATACTGAATTTAGGAGGAGTTTATAATGATTAATAGTAGATTAAAATTAGACGAAATTCTTCGTTGTGTACTAGGTAATCAACATGTATATTTTCAACCCCCAGAATCAGTAAAAATACATTATCCTTGTATTATTTATTCTTTAAGTGATATTGATGATAAGCACGCTAATAATAAATCTTACAAGAGAGATTATTGTTACAAGGTAACGTTAATACATAACGACCCTGATAATGAAATAGTTGATAGATTAATGAATTTAAAATATTCAAGTTTTAATACTAGTTTTTCTAATCAGGGTTTAAATCATTATGTATTTACAATAAAAATTAAAAATGAAAAGGAGATAATTTAAAATGCCAAAAATTAAATGGGATGAAACTGGTAAGCATTTCTATGAAACTGGTATTTCTAAAGGTGTTCTTTATACTTTAGACCCAGTAAATAATATTTATAATAAAGGTGTTGCTTGGAATGGTTTAACATCTGTTAGCGAATCACCTGAAGGTGCAGATGTATCTGCAATCTATGCTGATAACATTAAGTATTTAAACTTAATTTCAGCAGAAGACTATAAAGGTACTATTGAAGCCTATACATATCCTGATGAATTTGCTGAATGCGATGGTTCTGCATCATTAGCAAATATTGAAGGTATTATGATTGGTCAACAAACTAGAAAGAAATTCGGTTTCTGTTATACAACTAAGATTGGTAATGATATTAATGATGATTTAGGTTATAAGATTCATATCGTTTATAATTGTTTAGCTTCACCATCAGAAAGAAGTTATGAAACAATTAATGATTCACCAGAAGCTATTACATTCTCTTGGGAATTCTCTACAACACCTGTTAATGTTGAAGGTCATAAGCCAACTGCAATTGTTACAATTGATTCAACTAAGTTAAGTGCTGCTAAATTAAAGAAATTAGAAGATACTTTATTTGGTGTTGACGCAGACCCAACTCAATCAATTGAAGGTTCTGACCCTCAATTATTATTACCTGATGAAATTGTTGAATTATTAGCAAACGTTCAATAATTTAAAAATTATTTTTAAGAGTCCCTTCGCAAATAGTGTTGGGGCTCTTAATTTTATTAAAAATAATCAAAATGGAAAGAAAAAGGAGAAACAAAAATTATGTTAAAGAAGACTATTAAATATGTAGATTACAATGGACAAGAAAGAGAAGAAGATTTTTACTTTGATTTGTCTACTGCAGAAATTACAGAAATGGAATTAAGTAAAACAGGAGGCTTATCTAATACTATACAATCAATTGTTAAAGCTAAAGATATGCCTTCATTAATAAAATTATTTAAGGAATTAATATTTAAATCATATGGTGAAAAATCTGCTGATGGTAGAATATTCATAAAAAGTGAAGAACTATCTATAGCATTTTCACAAACACCTGCTTATTCTATTTTATTTATGGAATTAGCAAGTGATGATAAGGCAGCTTCAGCTTTTGTTAATGGAATTATTCCCGCTGATGTATTAGCTAAAGCACAAGAAGCAAAGAATAATAATTAAAAATTGAAAACAATAGAGGCATTATATGCTTACTATTACTATAAAAGGTCGAGAAGAATACAACAGACAAACAAAAGAATTCATAAATACTAAAGATACAACAATATGTTTAGAACATTCACTTGTGTCTATTTCTAAGTGGGAAGCAAAATGGCATAAGCCATTTATATCTAAAGATAATAGAACTTATGAAGAAACTATTGATTATGTCAGATGTATGACCATTACACAAAATGTTGACCCTAATATTTATTTACTTATTACTAATGAAAATTTAAAAGAAATTAATGAGTATATTGGTAATCCAATGACTGCTACTTGGTTTAATGAAAGAAATCAACAATCTAAAAAGAATTCAGAACAAATTACTTCAGAGTTAATTTATTATTGGATGATTGCTTTTCAAATACCTTTCGAATGTCAAAAGTGGCATTTAAATAGATTATTAGTATTAATTAGAATTTGTAATATTAAGAATCAACCTCAAAAGAAACTTAGTAAGCGAGAAATTCTTTCTAAAAACGCTGCACTAAATGCTGCTAGAAGAAAGAACTTGGGTACAACAGGATAAAAAAACAAGGAGGTCCTATGATTAGTATTAAGCAAAAAGGAAATTTTAATAAAATAACTGATTTCTTTAATAAACTTAATAAAAAGTCTAGATTAGGAGTTCAAGCCGAACAAATAGCAAATAAATGTATATCTGAATTAAAGAGAGCTACTCCTAAAGATTCAGGTTTAACTGCTGATTCATGGGATTATAAAGTAAAAATTAAAGGTGACATTACTACAATTGAGTTTATTAATACAAATCTTCAAAATGGGATGAATGTAGCATTATTACTTGAATTTGGTCATGGTACACCTAGTGGAAAATGGGTTGAAGGTAAAGATTATATCGAACCTATTATACAAAAAAACTATTTAGATATAGTTAATAATGGTTGGAAGGAGATGACTGAATTGTGAGTACATTAGTTGATGAACGAGTCGTTGAAATGACGTTTGACAATAGTAACTTTGAGAAAAATGTTAAACAATCGATGAATACTATTGACAATTTAAAAGACTCATTAGATTTTTCAGGAACTTCAGAAGCATTAAATGAAGGTTTCAAAGGAATTAATATTGCTCCATTAACAGAAGGTTTAGAAACTGTTAAAAACGGTTTTACAACTTGGGAAATAGTTGCAATTACAGCCATCTCGAATATAACAACTAGAGTAATGAATTTAGGCGAGCAGATGATTAAATCACTATCTATTGATAACATTTCATCTGGTTGGGCTAAATATGGAGAAAATGTTAAATCTGTAGGTACTTTATTATCCCAAGATGGTAATACTGTAGAAACAGTTAACACTGCATTAGAGAAATTAATGTGGTTTACAGACCAAACATCATATTCTTATACAGATATGGTATCTAACATTAGTAAATTTACAGCAACAGGTCAAAATCTTGAAGATTCTGTTCAAGCTATGATGGGTATAGCAAACTGGGCAGCATTGTCTGGACAAAATGCTCAAACTGCATCAAGAGCCATGTATCAATTATCTCAAGCTATGGGTCAAGGTACTGTAAAATTAATGGATTACAAATCAATCCAAAATGCTAACATGGATACTTCTGAATTTAGAGAAAATGCTTTAAATACAGCAGTTGCTATGGGATATTTAGTTAAATCTTATAATGAACAAGGTGAAGCTTTATATACCACAACTGAAAAAGCATTAGAAGTTGGTAAAACTTTTAGCAAAAGTCAATTTACAACAGAACTTTCATCTGGTTGGTTTACATCAGATGTATTAATGGATACATTAAGTAAGTATTCTAAAGCTGTTGATAAATTATATGAAGATACTGAATTAAATGGTGCTTTTGATACAGCTGCTCAAGCAATCGAAGCATATGAACAACAATTAGAAGAAACAGGAACTGAAGAAGAAAAATTTGGTTTAAAAGCTTTTAAAGCAGCACAAGAAGCAAGAACATTTGAAGATGCTATTAATGCAACTAAAGATGCTGTATCATCTGGTTGGTTGTCAACATTTGATAAAGTATTTGGTGACTATGAAGAATCTAAAAGATTATGGACAGATTTAGCAGATGAATTATGGGATGTATTCGCAGCAGGCGGAGAAGCTCGAAATGATATTTTAAAAGCCTGGAAAGAATTAGGTGGAAGAAATGATATATTTGACAAAGAAACAGGAGCATTCTGGAATTTATTTTATGCAATAAAGAGTGTAACTGATATTGTCAAACAAGCATGGACATCTATATTTGGTTTAGGTAGAGAATTAAAAGAAGGAGAAACTTATACTGACGCAGCAGCAAGAAATCTTAAAACAATAACAGAAAGAATAAGAGATTTTACTGCAAAATTAGTTCCTTCAGAAGAAACTTTAAATAATCTTAAAAACATATTTAGAGGAGTATTTTCAATACTAAAAGTTGGTATAAAAATAATTAGCGCTTTATTTACTGGACTAAAACCAGTATTTAATTTAGTAGGAGAACATTCTGGTGGAGTATTAAAAACATTAGGTGACTTAGGAGATAAATTTGCAAACTTTGTAGAATCAACTGATATTTTTAATAAAGCAGGAAGTCTTTTAGCAAAAATTATTACTGTGATAATTAATGCTGTAAAAGCATTATTAAAGATATTATCTCCATTTATTCCTGTAATTAAAGCAGTATTTAATATATTCTTGAATTTATTTAAATTACTTTTAAGAATACCTGGTTCTATTGCAAATTTTGTTAAGAGTATGAAAGGTGCATCAATAGCAGAGATATTTAAATCAATTGGTGCGTCTATTAGTACAGCTATGCAAAAGATTAGTAATGCTTTAAAATCTATTGGTAAAAAAGATGCTGAAGGATTAGGAGAATTCTCTGATGAATCAGTTAAAAAGTTATCACCTTTAGAAAGTATAGTTAAAGGAATAGCTACTTTATTTGAAGGATTATGGAATGTAATTAAAGCTGTAATGCCTATTGTTGGAGCATTATTTGAATTAATAGGTGAAGCTTTAAGTTGGATTGGAGAAAAATTAAAGAATATATTTAGTGGTAAATCTTCAATAGAAACATTTAAAACATTATTCTCAGCCGCATTTTGGGGTTCAATTATTGCATATGGCTGGTGGATAATTGAATGGCTTAGAGGATTTACAGGAGGATTTGCAGATGTTATTCAAGGATTTGCAGATGTATTAGATTCCAAAGCTATGATGCAATACGCTGAAGCAATGAAAACTTTTGCATTAGCATTATTAATTGTCGTAGCTTCATTAGTATTATTAGGTTCAATGGATTCTGAAGAACTTGCAAGAGCTATGGCAACATTAACTATATTAGTTAGTGGTATGATGGCTGTAATGAAAGCATTTAATAACATGTTTACATCAGAATCTTCTGGATTTAAGAAAGGTATATTAGGTATAGCTGATACATTCAAAAAATCTATGGAATTAAAAGCAGCTGCAACAATGATGATTTCATTCGCAGCAGCTATAGCTATAATGGCATTAACATTAAAGATACTTGGAACAATGTCATTAGACCAAATAGTAAATTCATTATTTGCATTAGTTGCATTAAGTACAATATTAGTTGTTGTATCTAAAATTTTAGCAAAAGATAGTAGAGTAATGAATCGTGGAATGATGTCAATGGTATTATTTGCTATTGCATTAAGATTATTAGTTAAACCTATCAAAGTTTTAGGAACACTTGATGAAGGTGCTTTAAAACAAGGATTGGTTTCTTTAGCAGCAATTATGGCTATGTTGGTTGTTGTATCTAAAATTCTAAAAACTAGTAATTCAGCTAATTTAGGTATATTTGCAACAGATATGGTTATACTATCAGTAGGATTAATGTTAATGGCAGGAGCTATAAAAATAATGTCATTATTAAATCCTGTTGGAGCAGTTATTGGTTTAGCTATAATGACAGCTTTAATGGGTATATTTGTTGGTATTTCAAAATTAATCAAAATAGGACAAGTTGCTGCATTAACAGTATTTGCGACTGCTATGGTTATTCTTGGAATAGCTATGAATGAAGCAGCTACAGCTATAGCAATAATGTCATTAGTACCTATTGGTAAAGCAATAGCGTCTGGATTAATTTTAGGTATATTAATGGATATGATGGTCAGCATTAGTAAGAATATTAGTGGAAAACAATCCGCTAAAATGGGTATATTTGCTGCATCAATGGTTATATTAGGTATTGCAATGAATGAATTTGCTCTTGCAATGTCAGTATTAGGAAAAATGAAAGTAAAATCTCTTGCTGTTGCTATGATTGCTATGGTAGGATTGATTTATATTTTAGTTTCTATAGCTAAAACATTATCGCTTAAATCTATAGCAAGTATTGAAGTATTAGGAACTGCATTATTAACTATTTCTGTTGGTATGATAGCTTTAGCTACAGCAGTCGCTTTATTTGGTTCTATGAGTTGGAAGACATTAGGAATTGGCTTTGGAGCATTAGTTGTTGCATTAGCTGCATTAGTGGTTGTTTCAAAATTATTAGGACCTGGTGTTTTAATATTATTAGCATTAGGTGCTGCTATGTTATTAATCTCAACAGCAATAATGTCATTAGCAGCCGCATTATTCTTCTTAGCATCTGCAACAGCAGTTGGAGCAGTAGCTATAGAAAAATTATTCGAAGATATGCTTGACTCTACAATAAATTTAGGTCCTAAAATTGCTAAGGCAGCTGAAGTTTTAATAGAAGCTTTAATAACAGCTTTAACTGAAGCTTTAGATGGAATATTTGAAATGGTTAATGATATTATTGATGAAATAGTATTACTTTTAAAGAATAAAGGTCCTGCTGTTATATCTACAGTAATGAGTTTATTAACTTTATTATTAGAACAATTAGCTCTAAATTCACCATCTATTGCAAGAAGTTTAGTTACTATTTTAGTATCATTATTAGATGCTCTAAAAGAACAAGCCAAAAGAATAATTCAAGATGTTATAGACATTTTGTTTATATTATTAGATACAATTAAAGAAAATGTTCCTGAATATTTAAAGCGTTTAGGTGCTATTGTAACGGAATTAATTGATGGTGTTATTAATTTCTTGTTAGAATTAATTCCTAGACTTATTCAAGCAGCGTTTGATTTAGTATTAGGTTTAATAGATGGTCTTGGTCAAGCTATAGAGGATAATGCTGAAAGAGTTAGAGAAACAATTAATAGATTCTGCGAACATTTATGGAATGCTTTCTTGATATTCTTTGGAATTAAGAAATCTGGAGGTTCGTCTAGCAAAGCATCTGGTTTAGGAGGAAATATTATATCTGGTTTATTGACTGGAATATTAGGCAAGGCTACAAAAGTAGTCACTGCGCTAGCGAATATTGGTAAGAAATTATTTAAAGAATTAAAATCTTGGGTTACAAATTTCAAAACATTTGGTAGGAATATTATTCAAGGTTTAATAGACGGTCTTAAGGCAATGGCTCAAAAGGTTACAGATACTGTTAGCAACATAGGTAATACAATTAAAAAGAAATTTAAGAAACTTTTTAAAATTGGTTCACCATCTCGTGTATTCTATGAATATGGAGAATGGACAATGCAAGGTTATATTAATGGTCTTCAAAGTAAAGAAGAAGAATTAAATAACGAAGCAGAAGACTTATATGATTCGACAGTAGAACCATTTGATGATACAGACGAAGATATTTCATACGATAAATTAGGTAGAAGTATAATAGATGCTTTATCTGAAGCAATTATTTATAATAGTGGAGAATTCTACAAAACTATAAACGGTTTAATAGACGGTGCTTTATTTATTACAAATGATTCTCAAGATGAATTTAAAGAAGCTATTACTAATATTTTAACTATTATTGAAAATGAAATTACAGAAGAAGATTTGGTTATAAGACCTGTTATGGATTTAACAGAAATTCAAAATGGAACAAGTTTAATAGCAGGAATGTTGGCTAGTGTAGATGGATATTCTATATCAGGTTCTAATAAACTTGCAGAACAAACTTCTAGTGAATTTAATATTGCAAACTTATCTAATGATAAGACAAATGATATTTCTGCAACAGGAAATACAAATTCTGATTCAATAAATGGTCAAACTTTAAGTGCAACATTTAATATTTATGGTTCAACAGACCCTAAAGCAGTTGCAGAAGAAGTTAATAAGAAACTACAGGTATTCGTAGAAAGGAGGAATAAAACATGGGCGTAATTAATTACAATGGTATATCATCAACTGATTTAGGTTTAATTATACAAACAATTCCTTCTTACGATTTTCCTGAAAAAGATTTAGAATATGTTCATGTTAATGGAAGAAATGGGGATATTATACAAAATAATAAATCGTTTAATAATATTACAAGAACATATTATATAGCAAAAGTGTACAGAAGAGGTGAAACTTTTATAGAATCTGCTAATAAAATTGCAGAATGGTTACACTCTTCTGATACATATTGCAAATTAGAAGATTCATATGAGCCAGACTATTATAGAATGGCTATATTTAAAGATGAGGGAAGATTACAAGACTACTATGAGCAAGCAACTACATTAGAAATTTCATTTGATTGCAAACCTCAAAAATGGTTAAAAACAGGAGATGAATCAAAATTAATAGGAAATGGATTAACTTTAACAAACCCTACAAATTTTGATGCTTATCCAACTATTGAAATGGATGTAATACAAGATGTTACATACCAAATAAATATTGGTTCATATTCAATAACAATTGATAAAATACCTTCTTCCACTCATATAATAATAGATTGTGAAAACATGGAATGCTATTCTTTAACTGAAAATTATAATAAATATATTTCTTTAAGTAATAATGAAATTCCAGTATTAAAGAAAAAATCAGATACATTAATTACATCTACAAATAATACTGCTTATATAAAACCAAGGTGGTGGACTATATAATGATTATATTATATGAAGAACATGAAAAAGAGTTTAAAACTTTGGGCATAGGTATTTTAAAAGATGCAATTTCTTGTGAAGTTACTGAAGAACTAAATGGTGCTTTTGAATTAGAGTTAGAATACCCTATCAATGGCTTGCATTATAAAGATATATCGAATAGAAAAATTATATTTGCTAAACCAAATAAATATGACGATTATCAAGCTTTTAGAATATATTCTATTTCTAAACCATTTGATGGTAAAATTACAGTTAATGCGGAGCATTTATCTTATGATTTAAGTGGATATATTATTAATCCATTTGATGAACCTGCTACAGGAATTCAGGATGCTTTTGATAAAATAAATTCACATATTCTGGATGAAGAAAGCGATTATAGTTTTTCTTTTGAAACAGATATTGAAAATACAGAAACTAAATTTAATATTCAGGTCCCTTGTTCAGTAAGGTCAATTCTTGCAGGTAATGAAGGCTCTTTATTAGATTTATTTAGAGGCGAATACAAATTCGATAATTTTAAAATTATATTTAATAAAACAAGAGGAGAAAAAAGAGGTTTCAGCATAAGATACGGAAAAAATATGACAGATTTAAAACAAGAAATAACTAGTGAAAAGTTATATACTGATATTTATCCATATTTTTATAGAATAACTAGTGAAACAGAAACGTCTTCAAATAATACGTATCAAAAAGCATGGGTTAGAACTTCTCAAGAAGGTGAAGAACCTATTGAACCTTTTAGTAAAGATTGGCTAAGTTTAAAAGAAAATTTAGAAAAATTTACTCCTATTGTAAAAAATTTGCCACTTCAAATTCAAACTGAAGGAGAGTATAAAGATAAAATTTATATTTGGTCTGATTTTACAGACCCTGAAACAGGTGAAATACAAACTAAATATATAGAAGTATCAGAGGAGGATTATCCTCCTACGATACCTTCTCCAATAGGTAGTGTAGTAGAAACTACTGAAATGACAATTCTTGATGAAAAAACTATACCTATAGAAGGTAGAGAAGATATTCGTCCTAAAAGAATACTATCATTAGACTTAACTGATAAATTTAATGATAAACCAACTCAAGAAGAGTTAAGAGAATATGCTACAAAATATATTGAAGATAATAATATTGGAGAATTAAATGAAATAATAGAAGCTTCATTTATAAAAATAGACGACCCTTCTATTAATGAATGTATATGTTTGCTTGGTGACACAGTTAATATATATTTTAATGAATTAGGTATTAATTCTGAACTAAGAATAATCTCAACAAAATACAATGTACTTGTAGACAGATATTCTGAAATAGGATTGGGAAAAAAAGAATCAAATTTAACAGACAATACTTTACAAATAGGTGATGATATTTCGTCACTTAATAATGATTCAAATTATACTGATGAAATTAAAGTTGTTGATTTGATTGCAAAAAATATTACAGCAGATTATATTCAAGCGCAGAATGTTGAATTTACAGAAGCACAAATAAATATATTAAATTCAGATAGTATATTTTGTGGTGGAATAATCCAAGCAGCAGAAGGTGCTATTGATACATTAATAGCAGAACTTTTAGTAGCAGAAGATGCTGCTATACGTAATCAATTAATTGTTGGAGAAGGTTTAATAGTTAATGGTGAAATTAATATTAAATCTGGAACAATTTCTATAACAAATGATGGTAATATTGAATATGTTGAAGCTTATATCAATCCAACCATTGATGAAAATCCATCAACAAAGTATAATAGTCAATGGCTTAAAACTACGTTTGATGGAACACAATTAATCACTCCTCAAAATGGAGTTATATATAAAGTATTTGACAAGTATAATATTTGGACTCAGGAATATTATGAATGGGATACTTCAAGTTCAAAATATAAACAAAAGTATATTTATCCAGAAACATGCTTTGAAGTAGATTCAGAAGGAAATGTTTATGCTAATTCTGTTGATTTAAGAGGTAAAATAACAGCAACTTCTGGAGAAATAGGTGGATGTACAATCGATGAAGAGGGTCATTTAGTTGTACCATCTGCATATGTTGAAGGAACTTTTTCTGCTGATCAAATAATAGGTGGAACAATTTCTGCATCTGAAATCTATTTAAAAGATGATGAAAAATCTACAAAATTAGCAGTAGATTCTGAAGGAAATTTAGAAGCTAATTCTATTAAATTAGAAGGTGGAACAATTGAAAATCTAAATATAGTAGGTAGATTATATTTTGGTAATATTTACGAAGGAGCTTATGAAAGAACTGATATTCAGCCATGGTGGAGATACACTAGCAAATGGTTAAAGAAAAATTATTTAGATACCACTCCTTTAGTTCCAGTACAAGGAACCGTTTATGATGTTGTATTATCAAATGGAACAAGACAATTTTATATTTTTAATACTGAAAATGAAGAATATGAATTATATTCAGATGAAGTATATTATATAGATGATAATGGAATAAAATTACCAGGTATATTAAGTACAGTAGATTCAACACATATTGCAGGATTTGAAGTTAGTGATAATACATTAATTTCTTATAACGCAACAAAAGAAGTTGGTTTAAGTTCTGATATAGATGAAGATTTTGCTATTTGGGCTGGAAAAGAGAATAATTTAGGTGAACATCCTTTTTATGTAACACATGAAGGATATTTGAAATCTATTACTGGACAGATTGGAAATTTTAATATACAAAATTCCCTAACAACTAACGAAGATAAAAGTTCTGTTTATGATTTAGAAGATGGTCTATATTTAAATTCCGATGGAATTGGATATTATGATAGTAATAGCGATAGTAGAGTAGCAATTACATCACAATATGGTATTGTAACAACTAATATTCAGTTAGATCCATTTAAAAGATTAGATGCGCATGCTTCATCTACAAATGGTACAACACCAATAATGGATTTTGCAATTTATACTTTTGATGATTCGGATACAAGTTCTAAAAATCCTATTTTAGCACTTGGTTTGTTATATGAATATAATAAATATACATTTATGGTATCATACACAGACGTACTTGTAGCAAGTGATACAACAAGAGAAATTAGAATCGTGCCAGCACCTATTGTTCCTTTAGATCAGGATTATATTGCCGATGTTGAAATCTTGAATGTAATGGCTACATTAACTCGTACGTCTTCTGTTACATATGAAGGTGAAGCAAATTTTTCTGTTTGGTGGGAAAATAATAATACGGAATATAGAGGAAATACCGGTCATACGATATATGTTCATAATCCAACTAATAGAAAAATTGCATTAAATCTATTGGTTATATTTAAAGCTGATAGATAAGAGTATGTCTTATGGAGATATCATCTATACTTTTATAGTCTATAGATGCTCTATCAGACACATATATTGCAATTGTACATTAAAAAAAATAAATACTACATTTCATGTTAAAATTCACTTTATCTCTATTCAAAATGTACAATTGTGATATAACTAATTCACCCATGCTATATATTTTTATTATATAATTAATATATTTTCACTAGACACTTCAGTATATTTAAAGACTATAAGAAAAGTTATATTTTCATGGGTGAAAACTATAAGTTAATAAACAAAAAGGAGA